TTTGGGTGCACCGCCATTAACAGGCATAACCAATACTGCATAATTGAAACATTCAGTACAAGCTGGCTTACTATTCTTGCCATTGTTTCCGGGCGTAAACAAACGATGTGGACAAGTCTTGCACGGCCCACCAGGATCGCCTTCACCTTGTTTGCCATCTACTGAAATGCAGTACGGGGGGCCGGATTCCTCATAAGGGCGATATTTCGCGCGGGTCTTTCCTTCAATAAGGGGAACTACATAAATCACTGGTCCGAAGATTTCACTGCTAATCGAATTAAAAAAATCGCCATTGTTAAGGTCTTTTATGAATCGTTCATGGTGCTCGTCACGTTGCGGTGTTTGTTTCCCTGCGACGGCCAATCTTGGAAACAAATAATCACCAGACTCAATGTTTTCAGCACCCTTGATTGGTTCTGTTGGGGCAGCGCGCAGATAATCGGGTACGGCATTAGGCATAACAACCAATGACTCTTTCTCAAATGCCTTATCTGCTTCTACTGGATATGATCCAAGATGCGGTTTAGCTAGTTCGCTACTCTTCATTCGATCCTCCTGTTATCCTTGCGCTCATCTTGCAATATGTCTGTACCCCCGGGGGATTGTCCTTGCCTTGCTGCAATCTTTCGCGCACCAAGCTTTGCAGTGTGCGGAAGTTCAATGTCATAAGCTCTTCCAGCCCTGAATTGTGAACCCACGATAAGAGCAATGTCTTATCCTGTATCGTTGGGTAAGCTTCAGTGTGTACCGTGACCGTCTCGCCGGTCAGCAACTTGATGTTTTGGAGCTGCGAAGCTTCAAGCGTCTCCACCAAGAGCTGGCTGAGCGCTTCAATATGCACATTGTAATCGCGTACCTGCTCCTCTAGGTCGCGCTTCATCTTGCGCATAAAGGAGAACTCACGGGCGAGTCCAGAAGCATCGAGCGCGTGGTAATGGTTTTTCATCTCCTCGACTTTCGACTGATAGTCTGGTGGTTGCTCGAAACGAGGAAGCTGGGCTTTGAGGGCGGCGCGGGAGATGCTCATGCCGAAGCCGCCTCTATTTGCGGAAACATCCCGCGATGCTGTGTAAGCATGGCCTGCATCTCCATGCGAAAACCAGCATGACAATTCCAGCAATTGATTGCCGGAGGCACCGCCTCATTGCTAGACAACTTCACGTGGTCAACAGCTTCACAGTTACTGCAAACATAGGTTATCTCTCTCATGTATTGTTCTCCTTTGTAGTGTAAGTTTTTAGGCACTACGTCTTGCCAATCGTATTGCCATCCTGCGTCTTGCTGTCCTTGGCTCCGGTCCATACATGCGATTCACTGCGCGAAAACTGAATGCTCGCTTCTTGGCCCTGCGCTGTTGCCGCGAGTCGATGGAGAACTTCTCGCAACCACGGGTTGCTGCCATGCGTGCTGCAACAATGTCTTTATGGCGCGGTTTATCGCTCACGAGCCACGCTCCGCTATGCTGCCGCCAACATAAGCTATGAGCCAACAAAAGGAGAACATCCAAATACCGGCAAATGGATTTTGCTTCCACCATCCGAAAGCAAAGCCACAGACAACTGCTTCAGCGAAGAACAAAAACCACCTAACGTCGCTCACGTTCCATCTCCGTTTCGATCATTAAGTCATAGGCGTCGATCTCGATACCGTAGGCGCTGGCCAAACCTTCGGCAGTGACGCAAGGGCGAGTGTCGATGTCCACCGCGCTAGAGCCGCAGCGGAAGCAACGGCCGTGAACGTCGAGCGTAGTGCAACCTTGGCAGTTGGCGCAGAAGTAGTCCATTATCGTTCCTCCTGTCGATTTGCCCATCCAATCCATTTACAGCGCTGACTGCAAAATCTTTGCCAATAGACCTTGGGCATAAATTCCTTTCCGCACTGCTCGCATTCCTTGGCCTTTAGGTTTGCTACGACTTGTTGCTTTGCGTGCTTCACAACGTACATATATACGTTTGGTTAGTGTTTGTCAAGCCCTTTCTAACCTCGGAACAAGCTCCCCAACCACAGCCCCATAAGAAGCCCGGCGCTGAGGCCGAGCACAAAGAGCGTGATCGAATAGACCCAGAAAGTGCGTTCCTCGAAGCTTGGCTTGCGATCAGAAGTCATCACTCAGTTCCTTTCTCCATGCAGCCGTTGTCATTGCAGCTAAGTCAGCTTTATCGCGGAGCGCCTTTAGAATTATGTGATCGATAGTACGCTGGCCGGCAGGCCCGGTCGCTAACACGTCTCCTATGAGCACTGATTTAGTTTGTCCTGGCCGATGTGCGCGATCCTCAGCTTGTAGTCTTACCCCATAACTCCAATCGTTAGATAAAAACCATTCCTCGGAAGCTACCTGGAGATTGAGGCCGAAACCACCGGCGTGAGGCTGGGCGAGGAGCACATGGCATACCTTATCATTACATTCAGAAAACTCTTGAATATGAATCTCTCTTTCTCTTTTTGACTGACCACCATAGATTTGCCCAACCCAAAATCCTTCACCTAGTGCAGCGAATAACCGCTCCCTTTCTCTTCTCCATCGTGTCCAGATTATGACATGCGATGCCGTGCATTCTTGTGTGAGGTATTGTACGCACCAGTCGAGCTTCTCGGAAGAATAGTCTACAGTCTCCGGCATTCCTGTATCGGTTACGCCACCAACGGTATCGACAACGTAGCCACCTAAGTGTCCCGAGGTCAATTGTGCCAGCCTCATTATCCTTACCGCTGCATTTGGCTCCAGTCGCATATCTCCATTACCAAGGGCAATCACGGCTTCCTTCTTGAGTTGCTGGTAGCGCTTCCAGCTCTCTGGGGTGAGCGCTACTTCACGCTGCGTATAAAGCTTAGGAGGGAGCGATAAGCAATCTTGCTTAAGTCGTCTCACACAATAAGGAGCCACACGCTTTTGCAATTCATCCAAGTTTTTATATCCAACGACTTGTTGAAATGTTGCTCCATTACCAAAACGCTTTGGCACCATCTCAGCATAGCGTGCTCTAAATTTCCAGTAACTATCTCCTAAAATATCATTGCTTAGCACCTGCATTTGTGAAAACAGATCTAATGGCGAATGTGTGATAGGAGTTCCTGTCAAGATCACTGCGCGTCGGCACGAAGCACGCAATTTCTTAATTGCCTTTGATTGTTGCGCGGTCCTCGATTTTATGAATGAGGCTTCATCGCACACGAGAAAAACTGAATAGCCTTCAAGCAGCTTAATTAATGCATCGAGGTGCTTGGCCGAACGAAGCAATTCATAATTTGTAACTATGAACATCAATTGCGGGTTTTCGTCACTCCATACCGTCCTACTCTTGGAATGAAATTCCACAATGCAGGTGGGGATAAAACAGTGCTTGCGAATTTCACCGATATCAGAATCAATCCAAACGCTACGTACAGAGGCCGGGGCAACGATTACTACGGCATCGATCTTCTTGGCCTGCGACAGTGTGCACGCAGCCAAAATAACCGTTGCAGATTTCCCGGTCCCCATTTCACTATAGATTGCGAAGTAGGGATTGTTAATAAGCTTTTGCGCATCTTCAACTTGATGCGTAAAGGGAGGAATCTTACAAAAGCTTGGGCTGAATACTGTTTCGGTAGGCACGTAGCTCCTCCCATCTTCTTAATCTCTTTGCTTTATGCTCTGCTGATTGTGGCCGACCTAATGTTTTACCTTTATTAGCAGCACTGATTCTGGCTTTACGCTCTGGGGAGCATGGTGGCTTTTTCTTTCCTCGTTGTGCAGCAGCTTGTTTTGCTATTTCTTCAGGAGTGTGTCTTTTTCCAATATTGGCTTTGCTAAGATTCTCACGATGTTCTAATGACTTTGGCTTTCCTTTCAATCCAGCACTGATGCGCATTCGATGTTCTGATGTATAAAATATCGGTGCACCATTACCGCCATCAAAAATGTTTAGAAGATTTTCACCAGAATTTCGTGCAGTGGCAATCCAAAATTTCTCCCACACAGGCCATTCTGTACTTGAACATTGTTGAAGAATTGATATTTGAAGTTTAAGACCGAGTAACTTTAATTCCCTTACTAGTCGTGACAGTCCGAGGCGAATCGGTCGACGCATATGCATCTTGAGTCGAGCATGTGGATCATTGGATTTTCCAACATATCGTATCGACCAATCTCTTGGATCGTGTAGTGCGTAAATGTAGGTGTGTTCTACTACGGCGTCTTGCATATCATTTCCAAGCCTTCCAGTAATCGCTCGAAGTTAAACGGCCCTTCATAACTTGACCATCTACCAATTAATGGAATATGCCCATAAAATCCGAAGTTCCTATCCCATCGAACTAGATATCCTCGATGCAGGCGCCTCAGAGTCTCGAACTGTATTACTGTAAGAGGATTATTCTTGACCTTGCATTCGATCCATGTGGCCCTTCCTTTATACACAACCACCGCATCCGGTATGCCACTCGTGAAGCGGTCGTTCAGCTTCCATATTACAGCGGTCGGGAGACGTTGGCGCAGGGCGCGGAGAAGCTTTGCGGAGAATTGAGATTCGGTCAAAGTTCCTCCAGTAATAATGTCATCTCAGCATAATGGTCCAACTCCCCTATTTGTGCGCCCACCTTACCGCCGCCCCATGTTGCGCCATCAAGAATCCATAATCTGATTTGCAACCACGCCGCCGCCAACTTAAAGAATTCGCGCTGCCAGTTGCTCACCACTGAAAAACCTCCTGGCTGAGCCGCTTGGCGGCGATCTCGCAGTAGCGCTCGTTGATCTCGATTCCCGTTGCTTTATATCCCAGATCCTTTGCTGCTCGAAGCGTTGTCCCACTCCCAAGGAACGGATCAAGTACAGTATCGGTTAATCGAGCCGCCCCTCGTTTCATAAGCCATTTCCATACTGCTAGCGGCTTTGGGCAAGGATGCCCATTTTCCTCGGAAGCTTCATTGCAAATATAGGTATCCGGAAATCCACCCTTGCCCTCGCGTAAATATGGATCATTACCATAAGCAAGGACCGGCTGCCACCAACACCATCCCCACGATCCTCGTGTGATGGCAGCAGGAATCACCCAGGCAAGCGTCCAATCTGGCTCTGGATATTTATATTGATTGCCATTGCCAGGAGTCAATAGCGTTATGGTTGCCGATTTGCGAATCAATGGCAGGCATGCAATGGCGGTATTCAATCCGGCCTTGTTATCCCAATCATCAATCTCTACCCCATAAGGAGGATCGGTAAGCACCAAATCATATATGCCGAGTTGTGGAAGCGCCTCCCTGCAATCGGCATGGTAGATCACCAATCCCCCTTCGGAGTAATACGGCTTCATGCTAGGCAGTCGCGGAAGCTGTAGCTTCAACGGCCGGCGAAGCCTTGACTTTCTTTGCACGAACCTTGCGGGGCTTATTTTCCTTTGGTTCATGCACAGTTAGCGGAGACTTCGATCCTCGGAGCGCATCGAGCGGTACTCGCTCGCCGTTCTTGTTGAACTTCCAAAAGGACCATCCATCAACTTGCTTGGGCTTGCCCTTTTTGTCCTTGCCCAAGAGTACGGAACCTGCGCTGGATGGCGAAGTGTACTCTTTTTCTTCCATTTTGATGATGCCTGAACTAAGCACCATCGCTTCATATTCTTTGCCGTCCGTATTCGCATAAATCTTGAACGGCCCATCCACGAACGGTGCCAGCGTCGGCTTGCGGCCCTCGGACTTCTGCTTCTTGGCCTTCGGTGTGCCATTACCTTTCTTGCTCATTTCATCTCCTTGTTGCGCTTGCGCGCTTGATGCTTTGTAGTTTTTACATTCACAGAAATGGAACCCGATTGCATGGACACATGGATAACTGATTTGCTTGCGAGAATCAAGCTGTTTTCTGTGATATTTCTTGTCGTGGCCGCAGGTGCGTAGTTCGCCAGTTAGGGTCATTAGAATACCTCATTAGCCTTACGCCAATGTTCATCTGGAGCACCGCAATAGGCGTGAGTTGCATAATGCGCATCGACTGCGCGGTACAAGATAATTCCACAATTTCTACACTTCAAGTGAACATTAGCTTTGTCCTTCGGCATTTCAAATTCAATTCCTTTGCACGCTGGACATTTTACTGGTTCTTGTGGCATTTCTTCTCCTTCCTCTTTTTCGCCTTGGCCTTGCCCCCACTTCTAGCAATCTCGGAGCGGCGCTCCTTGGTCAGTGATGCGGAGCGCAACTTGGCGAGCGCTACTGCATTGCGATTCTTAGACATTGGCTATTACCACACCTGGCACTGGCGCAGCAGCCATGAGTTCAAGGAGCTTGGCGCCTTGCACTTCGCGGAATTTATTTCGAGCGGCGTCGTAGGCGTCGTAGGCGGCGGCGGCGGCGTAGGC